TAATTAAAGTAACCAATAATTTACGCCCTATAGGTTGGTTTACTAAGTTATTTTTCATACATTAATATGAATAAAAATAAAGTTATATGCAAACAATAAAAGACCCAGTATTAGAGCCTTATTACATAGGCAGAGATTCACATTGCTATACAGTATATGAAGTAATAACACCGGATTCTGATAGACTAAGATCTAAAGATAGTAAAGGTGAAGATTATGAAAAACCAGTAGCGCATTATTCCAATTTTGGTAGTGCTTTATACAAAATAGCTGAATGTCAATTACATAATAATAGTAAAAAAGAATATACTAGTGTAAGAGAATATCTTGATAGATGGGA